TTATGTGGATGAAATGTGGATGCCTCCTTTTAACGGATTAAGTGAAATTGCATCCTGGAGGAAATCAGGAGCGAGGTGCGCATAGGTCATAGTTTGCTGAATCGTGGCGTGCCCCATAATTCGCTGGAGCGTAAGTATATTTCCTCCATTAATCATAAAGTGAGCTGCAAAGGTATGGCGTAGAACATGTACAGCCTGTCCCTTTGGTAGGTCTGGCTTAACACTGCGAAGCACCTTGCGATATTCCTCATAATTGACGTCAAACAAAAGGCCGGATTTCTTTGTTTTGATCTCACTAACAACCTCATCAGAGACAGGAATAATTCGAACTTTTCCGTTTTTAGTTTTGTTAAACGTCACGCGATTATTGATGATGTGTTCCGCGCGCAGATTTTTCGCTTCTCCCCATCTCGCCCCAGTACTGAGACAAAGTAGCGTAATCCGCCGGGCATCACCGCTTACTGCATCCAGCAATTTGGCGATTTCTTCCGTGGTGAGGTACGTCATTTCGGGTGATTTTCGTTTCAAAGAGGGGAGGGCGCGGAGTGGATTTTCTCCGTGAAATTCCCCGGCATTTGCCAGGAGTGTAAACATTCCTCCGAGATCCGACTCATCACGCCGAACAGTAGATTCTTTTACTCCTAAGGATAAACGGGAGCTTCGATAAGCTGCCATGAAACGAGCATTAATCTGGCTAACCCTTGGATCATTCATTTCTTTGATGATTTTTTTCAATCTGGTTAGAACGCCGTTAGCATATGGCTTATTGCGTCCACCCAATTCCCACCATAATGGAAGCAGATCTGAGAGATGACGTTGCTCTGTTGGCTTTTCAAGCCATTCCTTATCGTGCATGTGGCTGAGAACATAGCGCTCAAAGGCCACTGCATCTGCCTTTTTCTTAAAAATCCGCTGAATCCGACGTCCACTTCGGCCACGCGGTCTAACATCCACTTTATACCGTCCACCATCGAGTGCCTTAATTGCCATTGGCAAGCCCTCCGGTGAAACGAGGAAAGACATTCCCAGTTTGTAAAACGTAAGAATAATAAAGGGTTAACCAATTTTCCTTTCGGATGGGGGTAAGTCCGTTGGCTCTTGCCCATAGTGTGCGAGAGCCGGAGCTACCTGCCCGGATTCAGGCGCAATTTTTCCAGTCATAAACCACAAGGCATATTTTTCGAACCGCGGGCAATTTAAGATTTTCATCATTACATCCCCTTTGGGTATGGATTCGCCAGTCTCATAACGCCATAGCGCGTTATGCGGAATACCTATTAACTCCGCAGCCTCATTGCGACTTGTAATGCGCTCACTTTCACGCATTAGTTTTAGTTTTTCACCAATCTCCAAAATCATATTGCATTCTCCAAATATGTAGTGCATTATGCAAACAATGAGTTGAACTATGGGGTAAATATCTCACCTATACCCCAAACAGGGAGATTATCACATGAATGAAGAACTATTGAGGGCATTGTTTAAGATCCCAGACCCCATCACCGTCGATGAATTTGCCCGCCGCACGGGCAAGACCGAATCAGCCGTAAGAAAGTTGGTGGAACGTCGGCTCATCCCTCTGGCCACTGAGCGTGAAGTTTTAGGCGAGGAAGGAAGTTCACGCCGCCTTCTCATCCTATGGAACGAGTGGCTCGAAATGGTCTATGACGCAACGAAACAACTTCCTCCTGAGCGTAAAGATTGGCGCAATCACTGGCTTAATAAAGCCAAGAAGCTGGCGGAAGATTTGGGATTAGGCTTTCTTAATTTTGCTGCATGAGATGCAGGGAGTTTTGATATGAAACAGCAACGTAATTCACGCTTTCGTAATGGTGCTGAACGCCACGCCAACCGTTTCGCTACCAGTGCATCACGCAGCAACATCCGCTACAGCCTGAGTGATACACACGCAACACCGGATGGCTACCCAGCAAAACAAATCGGCGAGCATGCCTGGCTGATTGAGAAAGCTGGAATCGTAGTCCACAAATGCCCACGCAATCCGTTTACCGGAAACCGCATTTTTGCACTAAGCAGCGGCGACAATCAGTTCGGACAGGATTTCACATTATACGAAGCACTTCGCACGGTTGATCGTCTGCTTCGTGGGCAAAGTTTTATTAAACAGGCTGATTTATAACAGGTGCTTTATGACCAAAGAGCATGCACAAGGTGTATTTATCCGTTTTATTGATTTTCGCGGTGAACTGTTATTACGCGTATCCGCTATTGATGGAGTGACTCCGGCGGGTAAAAACGGAGCCGCTGAAGCCACTTACATTTATCTGAACGGCACACGGCTGCTTGTGGAACTTCCGTACCAGACCGTACGAGAAATCATTAGCGAAGCTGAAAAGGCACGCCAGGTTAATGGCGATGAACCCTATATCGAAATTATTTGTATGGATTCAGAAGCTGAAATACAGAAAGCAGATTAAAGGGCGTTGTGATGGGCAAAGAATATAAAACTCTCATTAACAAAGCACTTGAGCGTTTTTATTTTCGCTTAAGTGCATCAGGCGCTCATGCTGAACGTGCGGCCCGTGACTCATTGACCAGAGCAATCCGAAGTCTGTATGACGTGGCTTTTTACGCTGATGATCTGGATGCACTTAACGAACTTTCCGAGCTGATCTGTGCCGCAGAATGCGGGGAACATATTGAACCGTATAAGCTGGGGAATATCGCATGAGTATATTTATCTCATGGCTTGTTCTGATTATTTCGGTGGCCTGCGCTATTGGGATTATGCGAATTATTCATTCAGTAAAAAAGATTGAGCGTTTTTTCACTGAAGAATAACAGCACAAATAAAACACACGATTAAATAAGAAAACATGAAAACAATCCGCACTCGCGGAGGTATCCATATATATAAACACGAGGTTAGCATGCTCAGGACAAATCAAAAAATACTGAAGGATGCATATTTTGACAGGGGGCGAGATCTCGCAAAGCTTTGCGCCGCACTAAAAGAAATCAGTCAGTATTTCACTGATATTGAAGATGATATAGCTAACAAAGGTGCCAGTATTACATTAGCGAACAGAGCACATTTTATGGGCTTTAATGTTTTCACAGCCATAAGAACATTAAAAGAACAAAAAGAAGAAATAGAAAAGCTCAAATACAGACATAAAGCCAAGAGGGTGTAATGGCAATTAAGCATTTTCCTGTCGTTCGCTTCACCTCCAGAGACCGCGAATACGAGGTCGACGAACGACTGATTACCACTATCGACAAACATCGTTCGGAAAAGGATGCACATCACATCTATCTCACTGACGGCACTTACTTCTGCGCCACGAATGTGGTGCGGGTGAACCTTATCCGACAGGTACAGGAGTCACGCAGATGACCATTCTGGACTACATCGCTACCCATCCGGGTTGTAGCGGCGGAGAAATCGCCGCAGCACTGAATACCCCAACCACAGCCATCAATGCTGAGTTACGCCGACTCTGGCGCGGCGGCTTAGTCATCAGAACAAACCGCAGCACAGGTGGTCGCGCTCGCAAAGCAGGAGGCCAGGCTTCTTACCACGTAAACCCGATGCCGTTCGGGTGTAGCAATCCACTTACTCACATGTTTAACCTGCTACTGAAGGAAGCCAGAGCATGAGCGCCATCAACCACCAGGAATTACGCGAACTGGCGACTGACCTGCAACGAATGGCAACGCATCAAAAATTACTGGCGTTTCGCGCAATGCTCTCGCCATCTGCCGTGCTGGCACTGCTGGATGAGCTGGAGCACGCCAGAACCATGGCTCCTGCCATTCGTCTGACGCTCCATCATGAAATCAAGGATTTTTGCGCGACGCTGGAGTCACCAGGTGAATCAGAAACGCCGGAAGCAATGCAGCAGGAGCTGCTGCAACGCATCGACAACGTTTTCGATTTTTTCCTTAACCAGTAAAGGACCGCGATATGAACAAAAAGACCTGGTTTCGCGCATACATGTGGGCGCTGGTATGCGTCCTCGTCTCTCTCATTCTGTATGCAGGACTACTCCCCCGAATGATTTCATCAGACAGCTCCTTCCTGGTATTGCTGGGAATTTTCATTGCCATGCTGTACCCGGCAGGCGTTGTTCGCCTTTTCAGTAAGTACATCAAGGAAATCAAACAATGAAGAAATTCAGACTCTTTCAGATTCTCCCGCTTTTTGCCGCCATCCTGCTGGTTGGTTGCGATCGCGTTGAGCCAGGTAATGTGGGCATCAAAGTCAACAAACTGGGCGACGACAAAGGCGTCGGTGAAGTGGTTGGCGTTGGCCGCTACTGGACAGGCTGGAATACAGAGGTTTACATCTTCCCGACCTTCAAACAAATGAAGAGTTACGATGAGCCGTTCAACTTCCAGATGAGTGACGGCACAACCATCGGCTATCACATCGGCGTGGCCTACAAAGTTGATCCATCCAAAGTTACCACGGTGTTTCAGACCTACCGCAAAGGCGTGGACGACATTACCGACACTGACCTGCGCCAGAAGATCGCCGATGCACTCAACCGACTGGCCAGCAAAATGACCACCGATAAGTTTATCGACGGTGGTAAGTCTGAACTGCTGGATTCAGCACTTAAAGATATTCAGGAAGAGATGACCCCCATCGGTATTCAGGTCATGAGCCTCTCTTATGTCGGTAAACCGGAATATCCGCCAACCGTTATCGACAGCATTAACGCCAAAGTCACGGCAAACCAGAAAACCCTGCAACGCGAACAGGAAGTCAAGCAGCGCGAAGCAGAAGCCAACATGTTGCGCGCAGAAGCTGCCGGACAGGCCGATGCCATTCGCACAAAAGCCCAGGCTGAAGCCGACGCCATTCGTTTACGCGGCGAAGCTCTGCGCCAGAATCCCGGCGTTATGGAGCTGGAAGCAATCAACAAATGGAACGGCACGCTGCCGCAATACATGACCAGTAACACCGCTGTTCCGTTCGTTCCCGTGAAGTAATGACACCCGGCCAGTGCAAACCGCTGGCCGGAGCAGTATCAGGATTTTTTAGTATGCCGTTCTCACAAAAAAACCGCTTGCCATGCCGCAATCAGTCAGGTTACATTTTCGCTGCACCTCATAAAACGGGTGCCGGGTTTCGCAGCCTGCTGACAACCAAAGCGCACAACCGCGCCAGCGGTTTTTTTGTGCGTACTGTATTGCCACGTTTTTTTCGCGTCAGAATTATGGCGGGGCGTACGGGGCCGACTTCGGTCGGGCCGGGTTCTTTGGTTGCCGGTACTGCGAACCCCGTACGTCTCGCCACCCACAGTTTCGCAGCTCTGGATGGTGAGTTTTCAAAACTTACAACCAAAGAGGCCACACCATGGCAAACCGCAAACAGCACCGCGCTATCGCGGAGCGTCGTCACATCCAGACTGAAATCAACCGCAGACTTTCCCGCGCATTCCGCGTCGCTAAAATCATGCACATCAATATGCTGCATGAGCGTAGCTGCGAACTTTCAAACCTCTACTCATCCGCTGTTTTCAGTTATCTGGCGGATGATCTGCGCGAGCTTCAGCAGCTCATCCAGCAGCAAAACAAACTCCATTAATTCCTGTTCCGGGCCTTTCCTGCACCTTGCGGCAGGAGGCCTTCGCACATCTGTAACAAGAGGATTGCCGCAATGATTCTCGCCAACGACTTTCTTGAATACCTGCTCAACACAGAGCGTGATCTTGCCGTTCGCGTGCGTGAACGTTATGACATGTACCTGAAATCCCTGCCTGTACCGCAGCTCGCTGACGGAAAGATTGTTATTGATGGTCGCTACATGATTGACAGCCACGAGGGAAATTACAGGCTTTACCGCATTGAAGGTGGCACTCCGTCCGTTATTGGCATTTACCAGCGCCCATCCTCTGCAATCGTCGATGTGATTGCCGACAGCATCCGCATCACACATCGCTATGCCGACACAGAAGACACCGTGCTGGAAATTCAGCGGCTGGCTGCCGTTTGCCGTGACACCCTGAACGGTATGACGCAGTAAATCAGTATGACGACAGAGTACATCAGGGACTGGCAACAACCGCGCCACGCAGTGGGGCGTGAAGGAACGGGGATCCCCGCACCTGAATCCGCGCTTTCCTCCTGGCTGGATGCCTACCAGGCAGAGAACGAGCGCCGACAGGAAAAGGCTGATGCGGCGTTCTCTGCCACGCCACTGGGCAACCTGATTAATAAAAGCCTGGACGCACAGGAAAAACAGGACAAAACCATCACGCTGGCAGGAGACGCCAGAAGACAGGCACGCGGCGCGGTGGATGAAGCCATGGCCTCGCTGCGCCTGCTGCCGTCCTATCTGCGCGATCCGCTTATTCGCCACCTCTCCTTCCTGCGCAAAAAACAGGAAGTCGATCGCCGGAAAGGCAAAAAGAGCTGGCAGGCAGAACGCTATGCACGCGGAACCCTGCGCAAAATATTCGAACGTCTGGATCGCACTGACGGACACTGGCTGACACCGGGTTATCGCTCCCTTGCCGGACGCGAACGCCTGGACGATTTGCTTTACCTGCCGCAGCTCAACAAACACCAGATACAGACGCTGGCCACCATGACGGCGGCGATGTTCAGCAGCACCTTCGAAAAACTCTGCGATGGCTTTGGTGCGACTGATGGCGAGCTGACCATGGATGTAACGCTGAAGGCGTATCAGATGCTGGCCCGCATGGCGTTACACCTGCACGCCATGCCTCCGCATTATGACGCACTGACAACAGACAAAGGCCGGAGGAACGAACCAGACACGGAGCTGCTGCCGGGCGCAATCCTTCGCCTGACCTGTGCGGAATGGTGGAAACGCAAACTGTGGCTGTTACGTTGCGAGTGGAGAGAAGAACAACTCCGCGCCGCCTGTCTGGTTTCCAGAAAAACATCGCCCTATCTGAGCCAGGATGCGTTAAGCGAGTTTCGCGCACAGCGCGAGAAAACACGCGATTTCCTGAAAAGTTTCATGCTGGAAAACGAAGACGGGTTCACGATTGATCTTGAGACAGTGTATTACGCGGGAGTAAGTAACCCGGTTCACCGTAAGGCAGAAATGATGGCCACCATGAAGGGGCTGGAACTTCTGGCCGAAGCCCGTGGCGACAGAGCGGTGTTTCTGACTGTCACCTGCCCGTCAAAATACCACGCAACAACGGAGAACGGTCATCCGAATCCCAAATGGAACGGGGCCACTATGCGCGACTCCAGCGATTACCTGGTTAACTCGTTTTTTGCGGCGGTCCGCAAGAAACTGAACCGCGACGGCCTGCGCTGGTATGGCATCCGCACGGTGGAGCCTCACCATGACGGCACCGTGCACTGGCATATGATGGTCTTTGCTCATCCGGAAGAAATCGACACCATTGTGTCCCACACCCGCGATATTGCCATTCAGGAAGATCGTCACGAGCTGGGTGATGATATTACCCCACGCTTTAAGGCAGAGTACGTCGACGGCTCAAAAGGCACACCGACCAGCTACATCGCCACCTACATCGGAAAGAACCTGGACAGCCGCGCCGTGGATGGTATCGACCCGAAAACGGGCAAGCCACGCGTTGACCACGAAACCGGAAAATCAATGGCCGAGAGCGTGGAGCGCGCCATCGGCTGGGCGCGCCTTCACCGGGTCCGCCAGTTCCAGTTCTTTGGCATCCCCTCCCGTCAGGTGTGGCGTGAACTGCGCCGCCTTGCCAGCCAGATGGCACGCAACCCGGAAGGCCCGCAACGGCTGAAGGATGACGCAATGGATGCAGTGCTCGCTGCCGCTGATGCCGGGTGTTTTGCCTCCTACATAGAGAAACAGGGCGGCGTACTTGTTCCACGCCAAGACTACCTGATTCGCACCGCCTACGACCTCGCAGATGAGCTGAACGATTACGGCGAACAGAGCGTACAGATTTACGGGATCTGGTCACCACTCATCGGGGAGTCTTCCCGTGTGTGCACACATCCGGATAACTGGAAGCTGGTAAGACGTAAACCGGAAGCGGAAGACAGCGCCCGCGAAAATGGTTTTGACCTTCAGGGCGGCCCTGCCGCCCCTTGGACTCGTGGCAATAACTGTCCCCGTGTACAGGAAACAGGCAACAACGGGACAGAACAGCCGGAAGAACGGCCAGCACCGTGGCCGCAGCTTCCTGACGGCGTTGAAGTAAATGAATGGATGCGCTCACTGAAACGGCACGAACGCCGGGCGCTGATGCGTTCGCTTCGTGACAAACAGGCAAAAAACAGCAGCGATGAAATGCAGAACTGGACACAGAGCCGCAAACAGCAGCGGCCTTTGCCTGATAACCACGAGTTACTCGCTAAAGAATGGCGGGAGTCTGCTGATTCTCTCGGCCTGCATATCGGTGAACAACAGATGCAGCACCTGTTACGGGGCGGCAGTCTGTACGTTGACGGCAGCATCATTGCACCGCAGGGATTTGAAATTGTACGCAAACCGGATACCCGCCCGGACAGCCGAATCACGCAGCTCTGGCAGCGTCTGAGCCGTAATCATGGCGTAAGCAGCACGGAGATCCGCCATAACCCGGTCGCCAGCTATCTGGCACAGCTGGGGGCATCAGACCCTGAAGCCGCCGCACGCCTGGCATCCACACTTCAGCAGGACCAGAACACCATGAAAACACCCGTTACCGTGCTTTCTGACATGCTGCGCGCCATCCGCGACGCAGAGCACGCACAGAGAATCAGTGAAACCACTGAACGCGCCAGCCGCAAAGCAGACCTGCTGCGGGGTGGCCTGACCAGTGGAAACAAAAAACAGACAGAAACGGGACTCACGAATCCCGTAAATGAGCAAAAAACGCGCAGCGCTATATGAAGCGCGCACAAAACAGGCAAAAACGGGATTTCAGAATCCCGTAAACGATTAATTAATCAACATAAGGAAAACCGACATGAAAATTTACATCGACGACGGCTCCACCAACATCAAGCTGGCATGGACTGAGAACGGCGAACGCCGCAACGCCATCAGCCCGAACAGCTTCAAGTCGGAATGGTCTGCGCCGTTCGGTGGCTCGCAGCCTGCTAACTACATGCTTGATGGCGTGCGCTATGGTTTTGATCCGGTCAGCGATCGCTTTGTCCAGACGACCGACACGCAATACCAGTACAGCGATGTGAATGTCATTGCCATTCATCACGCGCTGGTCAAATCAGACATCACGCCACAGGAAGTGGATGTGGTTGTTACCCTGCCACTGAGCGAATATTTCGACACAAACGCACAGCCGGACATGGCCAACATCAACCGCAAAAAAGCGAACGTCATGCGCCCGGTGGAGTACCAGAACGGCGAAGCATTCACTATCCGTAACGTACGGGTTATGCCTGAATCCATTCCGGCTGGCTTTAAAGCACTGGCTGACATGAGTCCGTTTGAATCCCTGCTGATTGTGGATTTGGGCGGAACCACGCTGGATGTGGCAAAGGTTCAGGGGCAACTGGCAGGTATCAGCCAGGTGTTTTGCGATCCACACGTAGGCGTTTCTCTTATGGCCGATGCCGTACTGTCGGTGATGGCCACTAACGGTATGCGCACCAGTCACCACATCGCCAATACCATTATCGAACATCGCCATAATGAAGCCTGGCTGCGCCAGCACATCCACAATGACGCGCATTACGCCAGCCTGATGGCGGTTATTCGTGAAAAGGAAGAAACACTGAAACAACGCGTGATCCGCGCGCTGGCGGTTTTTTCGGGTTACGGGCGGGTGATGGTTGTCGGTGGCGGGGCGGAGATTGTGGCACCCGCTATCCGCGAAGCCTGCGGAGTTAATGCGACTTTCATCGCGGACGGGGTGCCACAGTTTGCTCTGGTTAATGGGCTGTACGCAATGGACAAGGAGTAAACCAATGACGACACCAACCAGACGGATAAGTTTCTATCTGAAGCCCGCCGCCGTCAAGAACGAAGGAGAAGCATGCGCCTGGCTGGACAGCCTTACACCAGAAGCCCGCAAAAGCGGCCAACGCGTGGCTTTTCTGGCCGGGCTGGCACTTCTGAAGACGAATCCGGCAGAGGCTTACCGACTGGCCGCATGGGCTGATGATGAGATGTTACCTGTGACACAAATCAGCTCAAAAAAGTTTGAAGCACAGTCTGCACCAGTGGCTAAGATAACCAGCCAGATGGCTGGGAATATCCGGGCGTTATTTCCTGAGTAAAAGCATCTGCGCGAAAAATGCTCACGTTTATAGAGACAGTATCATTCCATTTGGCACACTTACTTCAATAATCGATCTGTTAAACAAATAGATTGTCTATTATCTATCGATTAAAACGATCAATTATCTTGACAGTAATGTGCCTTTTTGTAAGATCGTTCGCATTGTGAGCGACAAGATAATTGCGCGGCATTGTCCATGCAAAACGCCCCAATAGCAGCAACTATTGGGGCGTAAAACTCGGTCGGACTCACTTAACCTGATATGCGTGCCTTCCGAAGTAAATCAAAATGTGCGTCGTATATTTTATTGCTTACACGCACCTCTGTAAAGGCACGCATATTTTTCCTATGAGGTAAATAAAGTGCGGGCTAAAACAGGTATTTGCAAGAACCCTCATCGTTATAATCCAACATTTCTGTCTCTCCCTGAATATCAAGGACAAGAAGGTCGGCACAAATGCGCTGCCTGTGCTTTTGAGCTAGGCATAAAAGATGCGCTTGAAGGACGCGCTATGGCTCAGAATGATTTAGTTTTAGCTAACATTCCGTTTAGCCAGGCTGGAACTGTAAGGCACAGAGATGCCTATGAAGCATATGTTCGTGGTTGGCGATTAATAAACAGCAACAATTGATACTTTTGAAGCGCCGATAAGGCGCTTTTTTTGTTTGCACGATAGTGCACAAGTTTGCACAATTTTTTTGAACGACTTTTTGTACTTCCGGCCCGCGTGGTGGCTGGATCCGTCAAGGATCCGTACGTGCACAAAAAAACGCGTTTTTTCTGCGCGCAGGTGACGGGGGAACAGCCCGCGTTTCAGGGGGTAAATAGCGTTCCCTTAACGATGTCGCAGCGACACGACAGAATGGCCGTCTTTCTCACGCTGAGCGTGAAAAAGACGTGAGGGATTCTGATTTGATGGGGTGAAAGGTAAGGCCGTCAAAATCGCACTGAGGCGGCGAGAACATGCAATCAACGCGGTGGGATTGCGTAAGAGTCTGACTGTCGATGATGGCAATCAGCAGGAAAGCGTCGTGAAATTATCTGATTGATACAGGAGCTGGAGAGTCGGGGCATAAATTTTTTATGCCCCGGCGAAGCAGCAGACAAGCGAAGCGCGTCAGGATGTGGGCTGGGTGTCTAACAGTGCGTAAGGGTTAAAGCGGATCACCTCTTCGCCAAGCCAGTCATTGATGTGCTTCATGGCCTCCATGACGGGCATCAGCTCGTTAATTGCGTAAACCCGCGCGGCCTTCTCCACATCACCAAACGCACTTTTTTCGCCCGGCATCGCCCCCATCAGTTGCGGCGGAACGCGGTGCGCAGCCAGCACATCATCACGGGATGCCGCCTTAACATTCATGAACTCATCCTTTGCGGTGATCTGCTGGAACGGCAAAATTTGCACCCCCTCTTTGCCCCCGTTGGGCGCATGGATGAGCACGTTTTTAAACGCACACCACCACGCGCACCCTGTAACGTTTCTTTCAGGGAGTCCATGCTTTCGCGGTTTACCTGCGCTGCACCGATGTAGATGATGCACCCGGCGTGGGATCCATTGTCGTAATACAGTTTTCTGAACATGTCCGCCGAATGAGACAGGCTGGCCGAGAGTAATGCGCCAAGATATTCCGGCATGCCGTAAATTTCCTGGTTAATGTCCGGATTCATCAGGTGGCACACTTTGCCAGGGCGAAACTGAAACGCGTCCTTGCCATCCTGCACATACCACCATGATTCAAGATCGCTTCCGCGTCGCATGTATTTCGCCAGTGCGTGCCGTAATTTAAGTGGTTCGCCGAGCATATTGCTCCGAAGCTCAAGGAATGCGTTACCGAACACAAACCAGTCCAGCGCCACGCCGAGAAATCCTGCCGGGAAAGCAGCGGGTGCGGGATGTAGCAACCGAGCAATACATTGCGCTTAAAGTAAAGCGCAGACTGATGCCAGGACGTTTGCCGGGCGGCTCTTGCCAGACCGTACCAGTCCACCGGGGTTTCATACCATCGCCCGTTATCAGCACAGTACATATTGTCCAGCAGGTCATGCCCGGTCAGGCGATAAGGACCATCAAATGTGAATGCACTGAGCGATGATTCTTTCCTGAGCGCATCAGCGAGATCAATGCGTGAACTCATGCGCACTTTTTTATTTTTTCTGCTCATCAGAACTCCATAACCGTGAAACGCTCGTTTTCTCCTTCGCCGCCAATTGGTTCGTTAATGACAGCAAGCATGGTTGCCCACGCAAGGTCGCCGTGGCTGATCCCCCTCGCGCGGTCCGTTTCGTAAGTGATAAAGCCGCCCGGTGTTTTCACCTTACGCACGGCGTTAAAGGCCGCGACCAGCTCGCGTTCGGCGCGATCGTATTCCCACCGTCCGGCACGCATTATTTGCAGCATTTTCAGTACCAGCGACCGTTTGGATGACAGCGTGAAGGTGTACGGAATAGCAGCAGGGAAAAACCGCTTCACTATCTGATAAACAGCCTCCCCGTTCCCGCCCGTCACATCAATGCCGATGTGTTCCACGTTGTAGCGACACGTGAACTCTTCAATGACTCTGGCCTGTTCTTCAAACTCCAGCCCCTGAACGCGTCGCGTTCCACCGTTCGAAAACGGCCACCAGGAACAGCCGGAGGAACCACCACGGACACAGCGCCGCTGTCGCCGTTGCCACTGCTGCCGTTTGCGTCATACCCAATCCATACCGGACGATTCCCCATCGGGCGGGGAGCAAAAGGTTTCCAGTCTTTCCAGTCGTCGTATCCGTCAACACCGCAGCCAATCAGGATATTCAGGTTAAATGCCGATTCCCCTTCGCGGACAAACTCACACATATAGAGATTGAGGAACTCGTCTTCGGTGTTTTCATCACGAATTTCGTCGATATTGGTGTGTTTCCAGCCGTGTTTAACCACATCTTCCAGCGTGACAATTTGCCGCCACGTCCGGTCAGGGCAGATAAGCCCGTTATGCAGCGTTTTCCAGTCCACAGAAAAACGCTGGCGTTTATGCGAGGCCTTTTTCTCGTTCCAGCGGTCGCCGTTCCAGTAGGCGTACGCCTCGTGCGTTTCGGTGGATGGCGTGGAGAAGTAGGTGCGCCGCAGTCCGCTGAGGGTTGCCATAGCGCCAGCCACCTTGCGCAGTTCGCAAAGCGACTGACCCAGAAAAATTCATCAAAATAAAAATTGCCCGTATAGGACTGTGCCGACGCAGCAGAAGTGCCGAGAAAATGCAGCTCTGCGCCGTTGGAGAGGATGATTTTATCGCCCCCTTTCAGCTCCACATCAACTTCAGCCGCGGCCTTCTGAATAATGCTTTTAAACTGGAACGCCTGACGACGCGACGCAGACAAAAAAATCTGGTTACGCTGGTAAGGTTGCGCCACATCGTCACGCAGCGCCATCAGCAGGCTTCCTGTGCAAAATACCAGGTCGCCCCAATCTGTCGGGATTTCAGGATCATCCTGTTACGTATCCCGGCTTCCCTGCAAAGGGTCAGGGAGTCAAACCAGCCCCGCTGATGCCACTCCAGCCTGCTGATGATTTTTTCCCGCAGTGCGGCAATCTGTTCCGGCGTGAAATGATTTTTGAGTTTTTTCGCCCGGCCTTTCTTTCCTGTGGCCGTCGCATCCGGCTGGCCATCATGCAGTTTTTTAAGCTGCCGGGTCAGCAGGTCTATTTCCTTGAAGTCACCACCTGTTTTATTCTGTTTTTCAGTGAGCTGGATGAGGCGCGCATCGATGGACTGCGTGACACGCTGCACGGGTGGCGTTTCATCCCACTGGTCGCGTTTTTTCCACGCATAAATCGTGTTCGGGTTTATTCCCATCAGACGTGATATTTCTGCGGGCGGATAACCCTGCCAGTAAAGTTGCCGCGCACGCTGGCGCACAAAAGCGTCCTGAATCAT